ACCAAACAAGGAATGCAAGACCAACGGGAACTTTAAATAAAACAATCGAATTATTGGGGGCGAAGCAAGTGGATCTCGAGCTCGAGGCCGAAACCCTGAATTTCACTGGAGGTTTTGAATAGGTCGCTATAGGACTCAATATGTCATCTGTATTCAATGAGTATCAGGCGCTTCAAGAACAACTTGTAAAGCCGGCTGTCAGGAGACCTGATGTTGCCTCAACGGGTTTACTCAGAGCGGAAATACCTGTCTGTGTCACATTATCTCAAGACCCCGGTGAGAGATGGAGCCTTGCTTGCTTGAATATCAGATGGCTTGTGAGTGATTCATCAACCACACCAATGAAGCAAGGAGCAATATTGTCACTGCTGAGTCTACATTCAGACAATATGCGAGCTCACGCAACATTAGCAGCAAGGTCTGCAGATGCTTCACTCACCATACTTGAGGTAGATGAAGTAGATATTGGCAACTCACTAATCAAATTCAACGCCAGAAGTGGTGTATCTGATAAACGCTCAAATCAATTGCTTGCAATTGCGGATGACATCCCCAAAAGTTGCAGTAATGGGCATCCATTTCTTGACACAGACATTGAGACCAGAGACCCGCTCGATCTATCAGAGACTATAGACCGCCTGCAGGGTATTGCAGCTCAGATATGGGTGTCAGCCATAAAGAGCATGACAGCGCCTGACACCGCATCAGAGTCAGAAAGTAAGAGGCTGGCCAAATATCAACAACAAGGCCGACTGGTTAAGCAAGTACTCTTGCATTCTGTAGTCAGGACAGAATTTATGAGAGTTATTCGGGGCAGCTTGGTACTGCGCCAGTTTATGGTTAGCGAGTGCAAGAGGGCTTCAGCCATGGGCGGAGACACATCTAGGTACTATGCTATGGTGGGCGACATCAGTCTGTACATCAAGAATGCAGGATTGACTGCATTTTTCCTCACCCTGAAGTTCGGAGTTGGTACCCAGTATCCAACCTTAGCAATGAGTGTTTTCTCCAGTGACCTTAAAAGGCTTGCTGCACTAATCAGGCTATACAAAACCAAGGGAGACAATGCACCATACATGGCATTCCTGGAGGACTCCGATATGGGAAATTTTGCTCCAGCAAATTATAGCACAATGTACTCTTATGCCATGGGCATTGGGACAATTCTGGAAGCATCTGTATCTCGATACCAGTATGCCAGAGACTTTACCAGTGAGAATTATTTCCGTCTTGGAGTTGAGACAGCCCAAAGCCAGCAGGGAGCATTTGACGAGAGAACAGCCCGAGAAATGGGCTTGACTGAGGAATCAAAACAGCAGGTTAGATCACTGCTAATGTCAGTAGACATGGGTCCCAGTTCAGTTCATGAGCCATCTCGCCCTGCATTTATCAGTCAAGAAGAAAATAGGCAGCCTGCCCAGAACTCGTCAGATACTCAGGGTCAGACCAAGCCAGTCCCGAAGCAGCCCGCACCAAGGGCCGACTCAGATGACATTGATCCATACGAGAACGGGCTAGAATGGTAATTCAACCACCCCGACACATCCACCTATACACCAATTCTGTGACATATTAACCCAATCAAACATTTCATAAACTATAGTAGTCATTGATTTAAGAAAAAATTGGGGGCGACCTCAATTGTGAAACATACCAGATCCGTCCACAACACCACTCAACAACCCACACACAATGGATTTCGCCAATGATGAAGAAATTGCAGAACTTTTGAATCTCAGCACCAATGTAATCAAGGAGATTCAGAAATCCGAACTCAAGCCTCCCCAAACCACCGGACGACCACCTGTCAGTCAAGGGAACACAAGAAATCTAACTGATCTATGGGAAAAAGAGACTGCAAGTCAGACCAAGACACCGGCCCAATCTCCACAAACCACACAAGTTCAGTCTGATGAAAATGAGGAGGGAGAAATCAAGTCCGAGTCAATTGATGGCCACATCAGAGGAACTGTTAATCAATCAGAGCAAGTCCCAGAACAAAACCAGAGCAGATCTTCACCAGGTGATGATCTCGACAGAGCTCTCAACAAGCTTGAAGGGAGAATCAATTCAATCAGCTCAATGGACAAAGAAATTAAAAAGGGCCCTCGCATCCAGAATCTCCCTGGGTCCCAGGCGGCAACTCAACAGGCGACCCACCCATTGGCAGGGGACACCCCGAACATGCAAGCACAGACAAAAGCCCTGGCGAAGCCACATCAAGAGGCAATCAATCCTGGCAACCAGGACACAGGAGAGAGTATTCATTTACCACCTTCCATGGCACCACCAGAGTCATTAGTTGGTGCAATCCGCAATGCACCCCAATTCGTGCCAGACCAATCTATGACGAATGTAGATGCGGGGAGTGTCCAACTACATGCATCATGTGCAGAGATGATAAGTAGAATGTTTGTAGAAGTTATATCCAAGCTTGATAAACTCGAGTCGAGACTGAATGATATAGCAAAAGTTGTGAACACCACCCCCCTTATTAGGAATGATATTAACCAACTTAAGGCCACAACCGCACTGATGTCCAACCAAATTGCTTCCATACAAATTCTTGACCCAGGGAATGCAGGGGTGAGGTCCCTCTCTGAAATGAAATCTGTGACGAAGAAAGCTGCTGTTGTAATTGCAGGGTTTGGAGACGACCCAACTCAAATTATTGAAGAAGGCATTATGGCCAAAGATGCTCTTGGAAAACCTGTGCCTCCAACATCTGTTATCTCAGCTAAAGCTCAGACTTCTTCCGGTGTGAGTAAGGGTGAAATAGAAGGATTGATTGCATTGGTGGAAACATTAGTTGACAATGACAAGAAGGCAGCAAAACTGATTAAAATGATTGATCAAGTTAAATCCCACGCCGATTACGCCCGAGTCAAGCAGGCAATATATAATGCGTAATACTGTAACTATACAAACAATCAATACTGCTGTCGGTTGCACCCACCTCAGCAAATCAATAATCTTTTAGAATTTATTGATTAAGAAAAAATTGACTACTATAAGGAAAGAACACCAAGTTGGGGGCGAAGACACGATTGACCACAGTCGCTATCTGTAAGGCTCCTCACCAAAAATGGCATATACAACATTGAAACTGTGGGTGGATGAGGGTGACATGTCGTCTTCGCTCCTATCATTCCCGTTGGTACTAAAAGAGACAGACAGAGGCACAAAGGAGCTTCAACCACAGGTAAGGGTAGATTCAATTGGCGATGTGCAGAACGCCAAAGAGTCCTCGATATTCGTGACTCTATATGGTTTCATCCAAGCAATTAAGGAGAGTACAGATCGATCGAAATTCTTCCATCCAAAAGATGACTTCAAACCTGAGACAGTCACTGCAGGACTGGTAGTGGTAGGTGCGATCCGAATGATGGCTGATGTTAATACCATCTCTAATGACGCACTAGCGCTGGAGATCACTGTTAAGAAATCTGCAACTTCTCAAGAGAAAATGACGGTGATGTTCCACAATAGCCCCCCTTCATTGAGAACTGCAATAACTATCCGAGCAGGAGGTTTCATCTCGAATGCAGACGAGAATATAAAATGTGCCAGCAAGTTGACTGCAGGAGTGCAGTACATATTCCGCCCAATGTTTGTTTCAATCACTAAATTACACAATGGCAAACTATATAGGGTGCCCAAAAGCATCCACAGCATCTCGTCCACTCTACTGTATAGTGTGATGTTGGAGGTAGGATTCAAAGTGGATATTGGGAAGGATCATCCCCAGGCAAAGATGCTGAAGAAGGTCACAATCGGCGATGCAGACACATACTGGGGGTTTGCATGGTTCCACCTGTGCAATTTCAAAAAGACATCCTCTAAGGGAAAGCCAAGAACGCTAGACGAACTAAAGACAAAAGTCAAAAACATGGGGTTGAAATTGGAGTTACATGACTTGTGGGGTCCGACTATTGTGGTCCAAATCACTGGCAAGAGCAGCAAATATGCTCAAGGATTTTTTTCCTCCAATGGTACTTGTTGCCTCCCAATCAGCAGATCTGCACCAGGGCTTGGGAAGCTTCTGTGGTCCTGTTCAGCAACTATCGGTGACGCAACAGTTGTTATCCAGTCAAGCGAGAAAGGGGAACTCCTAAGGTCTGATGACCTCGAGATACGAGGTGCTGTGGCCTCCAAGAAAGGTAGACTGAGCTCATTTCACCCCTTCAAGAAATGATGCAGGACATAGTACAGAGAATTAGAGAGCCATTAGATGTGCGCAAAAAACATAACCTGCGATGAACTGCCCAGACTCCACTTTAACCTAGGTTGCAGGGAAATAGTACACGACATGCACAATACTATCACGGTCACCAGCAATCAATAAAGTTGATCAATCACTATATTAGGAATCAAATAGGATAACAATTATTAATCCAATTTCCTAATTATAAAAAATTGCTTTAAAGGTTATTGACGAGTCGGGGGCGAAATCTTGCCACTTAGTCTGCAGTCAATCTTAGAATCTACATATTGAACTATGGGTCAAATATCAGTATATCTAATTAATAGCGTGCTATTATTGCTGGTATATCCTGTGAATTCGATTGACAATACACTCATTGCCCCAATCGGAGTTGCCAGCGCAAATGAATGGCAGCTTGCTGCATATACAACATCACTTTCAGGGACAATTGCCGTGCGATTCCTACCTGTGCTCCCGGATAATATGACTACCTGTCTTAGAGAAACAATCACTACATATAATAATACTGTCAACAACATCTTAGGCCCACTCAAATCCAATCTGGATGCACTGCTCTCATCTGAGACTTATCCCCAGACAAGATTAATTGGGGCAGTTATAGGTTCAATTGCTCTCGGTGTTGCAACATCGGCTCAAATCACTGCTGCAGTTGCTCTCAAGCAAGCGCAAGACAATGCAAGGAACATACTAGCACTCAAAGAAGCACTGTCCAAAACCAATGAGGCGGTCAAGGAGCTTAGTAGTGGGTTACAACAAACAGCTATTGCACTTGGTAAGATACAGAGTTTTGTGAATGAGGAAATTCTGCCATCTATCAACCAACTGAGCTGCGAGGTGACAGCCAATAAACTTGGGGTGTATTTATCTCTGTATCTCACAGAACTGACCACCATATTCGGTGCACAGCTGACTAACCCTGCATTGACTTCATTATCATATCAAGCGCTGTACAACCTGTGTGGTGGCAACATGGCAATGCTTACTCAGAAGATTGGAATTAAACAACAAGACGTTAATTCGCTATATGAAGCCGGACTAATCACAGGACAAGTCATTGGTTATGACTCTCAGTACCAGCTGCTGGTCATCCAGGTCAATTATCCAAGCATTTCTGAGGTCACTGGTGTACGTGCAACAGAATTAGTCACTGTTAGTGTAACAACAGACAAGGGTGAAGGGAAAGCAATTGTACCCCAATTTGTAGCTGAAAGTCGGGTGACTATTGAAGAGCTTGATGTAGCATCTTGTAAATTCAGCAGCACGACCCTATATTGCAGGCAGGTCAACACAAGGGCACTTCCCCCGCTAGTAGCTAGCTGTCTTCGAGGTAACTATGATGATTGTCAATATACCACAGAGATTGGAGCATTATCATCCCGGTATATAACACTAGATGGGGGGGTCTTAGTTAATTGTAAGTCAATTGTTTGTAGGTGCCTTAATCCAAGTAAGATCATCTCTCAAAATACAAACGCTGCAGTAACATATGTTGATGCCACAATCTGCAAAACAATTCAATTGGATGATATACAACTCCAGCTGGAAGGGTCACTATCATCAGTTTATGCAAGAAACATCTCAATTGAGATCAGTCAGGTGACCACCTCCGGGTCTTTAGATATCAGCAGTGAGATAGGAAACATCAATAATACGGTGAATCGTGTGGAGGATTTAATTCACCAATCAGAGGAATGGCTGGCAAAGGTTAACCCACACATTGTTAATAATACAACACTAATCGTACTCTGTGTGTTAAGTGCGCTTGCTGTGATCTGGCTGGCAGTATTAACGGCTATTATAATATACTTGAGAACAAAGTTGAAGACTATATCGGCATTAGCTGTAACCAATACAATACAGTCTAACCCCTATGTTAACCAAACGAAACGTGAATCTAAGTTTTGATCATTCAAGCCAAAACAGAGGATCTAGGCTCGGGTTAATAATAGTTCAATCAATGTTTGATTTATTAGGTTTTTCCCACTAATTATTAATATATTCGTGATTAGATGATAACGTTAAAAGTCTTAAATATTTAATAAAAAATGTAACCTGGGGGCGACCCATTTATAGGTTAGTATATATTAGGAAGTCCTTATATTGCACTGTAATTTCAAACAATTATATTACCTCATATCTACCTTGTCTAAAGACATCATGAGTAACATTGCATCCAGTTTAGAAAACATTGTAGAGCAGGATAGTCGAAAAACAACTTGGAGAGCCATCTTTAGATGGTCCGTTCTTCTTATCACAACAGGATGCTTAGCCTTATCCATTATTAGCATAGTTCAAATTGGAAATTTGAAAATTCCTTCTGTAGGGGATCTGGCTGATGAAGTGGTGACACCCTTGAAAACCACTCTGTCTGATACACTCAGGAATCCAATTAACCAGATAAATGACATATTTAGGATTGTTGCCCTTGATATTCCATTGCAAGTGACCAATATCCAAAAAGACCTTGCAAGTCAATTTAACATGTTGATAGATAGTTTAAATGCTATCAAATTAGGCAACGGGACCAACCTTATCATACCTACATCAGACAAGGAGTATGCAGGAGGAATTGGAAACCCTGTATTTACTGTCGATGCTGGAGGTTCTATAGGATTCAAACAGTTTAGCTTAATAGAACATCCGAGCTTTATTGCTGGACCTACAACGACCCGAGGCTGTACAAGAATACCCACTTTTCACATGTCAGAAAGTCATTGGTGCTACTCACACAACATCATCGCTGCTGGCTGTCAAGATGCCAGTGCATCCAGTATGTATATCTCAATGGGAGTTCTCCATGTGTCCTCATCTGGCACTCCCATTTTTCTTACTACTGCAAGTGAGCTGATAGACGATGGAGTTAACCGTAAGTCATGCAGCATTGTAGCAACCCGATTTGGCTGTGACATTTTGTGCAGTATTGTCACAGAGAAGGAGGGAGATGATTACTGGTCTGATACTCCGACTCCAATGCGCCACGGCCGTTTTTCATTCAATGGTAGTTTTGTAGAAGCCGAACTACCAGTGTCCAGTATGTTCTCGTCATTCTCTGCCAACTACCCTGCTGTGGGATCAGGCGAAATTGTAAAAGATAGAATATTATTCCCAATTTACGGAGGTATAAAGCAGACTTCACCAGAGTTTACCGAATTAGTGAAATACGGACTCTTTGTATCAACACCTACAACTGTGTGCCAGAGTAGCTGGACTTATGACCAGGTAAAAGCAGCGTATAGGCCAGATTACATATCAGGCCGGTTCTGGGCACAAGTGATACTCAGCTGCGCTCTTGATGCAGTCGACTTATCAAGTTGTATTGTAAAGATTATGAATAGCAGCACAGTGATGATGGCAGCGGAAGGAAGGATAATGAAGATAGGGATTGATTACTTTTACTATCAGCGGTCATCTTCTTGGTGGCCATTGGCATTTGTTACAAAACTAGACCCGCAAGAATTGGCAGACACAAACTCAATATGGCTGACCAATTCCATACCAATCCCGCAATCAAAGTTCCCTCGGCCTTCATATTCAGAAAATTATTGCACAAAGCCAGCAGTTTGCCCTGCTACTTGTGTCACTGGTGTGTACTCTGATATTTGGCCCCTGACCTCATCTTCATCACTCCCGAGCATAATTTGGATCGGCCAGTACCTTGATGCTCCTGTTAGAAGGACTTATCCCAGATTTGGAATTGCAAATCAGTCACACTGGTACCTCCAAGAAGATATTCTACCCACTTCCACCGCAAGTGCGTATTCAACCACTACATGTTTTAAGAATACTGCCAGGAATAGAGTGTTCTGCGTCACCATTGCCGAATTTGCAGATGGGTTGTTTGGAGAGTACAGGATAACACCTCAGTTGTACGAATTAGTGAGAAATAATTGAATAACGATAATTTTGAGACTCATTTTGTCGCAAAGTGAAATTGTCATCTTTAAAAATAATCAATTCTATGATTTTTATTGAACATGATTAAGCAATCATGTGGGAAATTTATTATCTCATAAATTCTAATAGTTGTAAATGACGAATTAAGAAAAAATGGAGGGCGACCTCTACACAAACATGGATATAAAACAAGTTGACCTGATAATACAACCCGAGGTTCATCTCGATTCACCCATCATATTGAATAAACTGGCACTATTATGGCGCTTGAGTGGTTTACCCATGCCTGCAGACCTACGACAAAAATCCGTAGTGATGCACATCCCGGACCACATCTTAGAAAAATCAGAATATCGGATCAAGCACCGTCTAGGGAAAATCAAGAGTGACATAACACATTACTGCCAGTATTTTAATATTAATTTGGCAAATCTTGATCCGATAACCCACCCCAAAAGTTTGTATTGGTTATCCAGACTAACAATAGCTAGTGCTGGAACCTTTAGACATATGAAAGATAGAATCTTGTGTACAGTTGGCTCTGAATTCGGACACAAAATTCAAGATTTATTTTCACTGTTGAGCCATAAACTAGTAGGTAACGGTGATTTATTTAATCAAAGTCTCTCAGGTACACGTTTGACTGCGAGTCCGTTATCCCCTTTATGCGATCAATTTGTCTCTGACATCAAGTCTGCAGTCACGACACCCTGGTCAGAAGCTCGTTGGTCTTGGCTTCATATCAAACAAACAATGAGATATCTAATAAAACAATCATGCACTACAAATTCGGCTCATTTAACAGAAATCATAAAAGAGGAATGGGGTTTAGTAGGTATTACTCCAGATCTTGTCATTCTTTTTGACAGAGTCAATAATAGTCTGACTGCATTAACATTTGAGATGGTTCTAATGTATTCAGATGTATTAGAATCCCGTGACAATATTGTGTTAGTGGGGCGACTATCTACCTTTCTACAGCCAGTAGTTAGTAGACTGGAGGTGTTGTTTGATCTAGTAGATTCATTGGCAAAAATCTTAGGTGACACAATATATGAGATTATTGCAGTGTTAGAGAGCTTGTCTTATGGGTCAGTTCAACTACATGATGCAAGTCACTCTCATGCAGGGTCTTTTTTTTCATTTAACATGAATGAACTTGATAACACACTATCAAAGAGGGTAGATCCGAAACACAAGAACACCATAATGAGCATTATAAGACAATGCTTTTCTAATCTAGATGTTGATCAAGCTGCAGAGATGCTATGCCTGATGAGATTATTCGGACACCCAATGTTAACTGCACCGGATGCAGCAGCCAAAGTGAGGAAAGCAATGTGTGCTCCAAAACTTGTTGAACACGACACCATCTTGCAGACATTATCTTTCTTCAAGGGGATAATTATAAATGGGTACAGAAGATCACACTCTGGCCTGTGGCCCAATGTAGAGCCGTCTTCAATTTATGATGATGATCTCAGACAGCTGTACTTAGAGTCAGCAGAGATTTCCCATCATTTCATGCTTAAAAACTACAAGAGTTTGAGCATGATAGAATTCAAGAAGAGCATAGACTACGATCTTCATGATGACTTAAGTACTTTCTTAAAGGATAGAGCAATTTGCCGGCCGAAATCCCAGTGGGATGTCATATTTCGTAAATCTTTACGCAGATCTCATACGCAGTCCCAGTATCTAGACGAAATTAAGAGCAACCGGTTGCTAATTGATTTTCTTGATTCTGCTGAATTTGACCCTGAAAAAGAATTTGCATATGTAACCACAATGGATTATTTGCACGATAATGAATTTTGTGCTTCATATTCTCTAAAGGAAAAGGAGATCAAAACTACTGGGAGGATATTTGCAAAAATGACACGCAATATGAGAAGTTGCCAAGTAATACTTGAATCTTTGTTATCAAAGCATATATGCAAGTTCTTCAAAGAGAATGGCGTTTCGATGGAGCAATTGTCATTGACCAAGAGTCTACTTGCAATGTCTCAACTCTCACCAAAAGTCTCGACTTTGCAGGACACTGCATCACGTCATGTAGGCAACTCAAAATCTCAGATTGCAACCAGCAACCCATCTCGGCATCACTCGACAGCCAATCAGATGTCACTCTCAAATCGAAAAACGGTTGTAGCAACTTTCTTAACAACTGACTTGGAAAAATACTGCCTGCAGTGGCGATACTCAACTATTAAATTGTTTGCACAAGCTCTAAATCAACTCTTTGGGATTGATCACGGATTTGAATGGATACATTTAAGACTTATGAACAGCACCTTATTTGTTGGCGATCCTTACTCGCCTCCTGAAGATCCAACACTAGAAGATATAGATAAAGCACCAAATGATGATATCTTCATAGTTTCTCCAAGGGGAGGCATAGAGGGTTTATGTCAGAAAATGTGGACCATGATATCAATTAGTGCTATACACTGTGTAGCAGAGAAAATTGGTGCACGAGTGGCAGCAATGGTGCAGGGTGATAATCAAGTAATAGCTATCACCAAAGAACTATTCAGAGGAGAAAAAGCTTGTGATGTCAGAGATGAGTTAGACGAGCTTGGTCAAGTGTTTTTTGATGAGTTCAAGAGACACAATTATGCAATTGGACACAATCTTAAGCTAAATGAGACAATACAAAGCCAATCCTTTTTTGTATATTCCAAACGAATATTCTTTGAAGGGCGATTGCTTAGTCAAGTCCTCAAAAATGCTGCCAAGTTATGTATGGTTGCTGACCATCTAGGTGAAAACACTGTATCTTCCTGTAGCAACCTGAGCTCGACAATTGCCCGCTTGGTGGAAAATGGGTTTGAGAAGGACACTGCTTTTGTGTTGAACCTAGTCTACATCATGACTCAGATTCTTTTTGATGAGCATTACTCGATTGTATGCGATCACCATAGTGTCAAAAGTTTGATTGGATCAAAAAACCATCGGAATTTATTGTACTCATCTCTAATACCAGGTCAGCTCGGCGGTTTCAACTTCCTCAATATAAGTCGGTTGTTCACTAGGAATATAGGTGACCCAGTAACATGTAGTCTGTCTGATCTCAAATGCTTCATAGCCGCAGGTCTCCTTCCACCCTATGTCCTAAAAAATGTGGTTCTGCGTGAGCCTGGTCCTGGGACATGGTTGACGTTGTGCTCTGATCCTTACACCCTTAACATACCATACACACAGCTTCCAACCACATATCTCAAAAAGCACACCCAGCGATCATTGCTTTCACGTGCAGTAAATCCTTTATTAGCCGGTGTACAAGTGCCAAATCAGCATGAGGAAGAAGAGGTGTTGGCTCGCTTTCTCCTTGATCGTGAATATGTGATGCCCCGCGTTGCTCATGTAATACTAGAAACATCGGTCCTTGGCAAACGGAAACAAATCCAAGGCTTAATTGATACAACTCCAACCATCATTAGAACATCTCTAGTTAATCTGCCAGTGTCTAGAAAGAAATGCGAAAAAATAATCAATTACTCTCTCAATTATATTGCTGAGTGTCATGACTCCTTACTTAGCCAGGTCTGCTTCAGTGATAATAAGGAATACTTGTGGTCAACCTCCTTAATATCAGTTGAGACATGTAGTGTGACAATCGCGGACTATCTGAGAGCTGTCAGCTGGTCTAATATATTAGGGGGAAGAAACATATCCGGGGTGACTACACCTGATACTATTGAATTAATTCAAGGTTGTTTAATAGGTGAAAATTCTAGTTGTACTCTTTGTGAATCGCATGATGACGCATTCACGTGGATGCACTTGCCTGGCCCACTTTACATCCCTGAACCATCAGTTACTAACTCTAAAATGCGTGTGCCATATCTGGGTTCGAAAACAGAGGAGCGTAAAACAGCCTCAATGGCAGCAATAAAAGGAATGTCACATCACCTGCGTGCAGTCTTAAGAGGCACATCCGTATTTATTTGGGCATTTGGGGATACAGATATTAATTGGGATAATGCATTGCAGATTGCCCAATCACGGTGTAACATCACATTGGATCAAATGAGATTACTTACACCAATTCCTAGCAGTTCAAATATTCAACATAGACTCGATGACGGAATCAGCACGCAGAAATTTACTCCTGCAAGCCTTGCTCGAATCACATCCTTCGTTCACATCTGTAATGACAGCCAGAGGTTAGAGAAGGATGGCTCATCTGTTGACTCAAACTTGATTTACCAGCAAATTATGTTACTTGGACTCAGCATCTTTGAAACAATGTACTCAATGGACCAAAAGTGGGTATTCAATAACCATACCTTGCATTTGCACACTGGACACTCCTGTTGTCCAAGGGAACTAGACATAAGTTTGGTGAACCCGCCGAGACATCAGACCCCGGAGCTGACTAGCACAACAACCAACCCGTTCCTATATGATCAGCTCCCATTAAATCAAGAAAACTTGACAACACTTGAGATTAAGACATTTAAATTCAATGAGCTCAACATTGATGGTTTAGATTTTGGTGAAGGAATACAATTATTGAGTCGTTGTACTGCAAGATTGATGGCAGAATGTATTCTAGAGGAGGGAATAGGCTCGTCAGTTAAAAATGAAGCAATTGTCAATTTTGATAATTCAGTCAATTGGATTTCAGAGTGCCTAATGTGTGATATTCGCTCACTTTGTGTTAATTTAGGTCAAGAGATACTATGTAGCCTGGCATACCAAATGTATTACTTGCGAATCAGGGGTAGACGGGCCATTCTTAATTACTTGGACACAACTTTGCAAAGGATCCCTGTGATACAATTAGCCAACATTGCACTCACCATTTCGCACCCTGAGATATTTCGCAGAATTGTCAACACCGGGATCCATAACCAGATTAAGGGCCCATATGTCGCAACAACGGATTTCATAGCTGCAAGTAGAGATATCATATTATCAGGTGCAAGGGAGTATCTATCTTATTTAAGCAGTGGGCAGGAAGACTGTTACACATTCTTCAACTGTCAAGATGGGGATCTTACTCCAAAAATGGAACAGTATCTTGCAAGGAGGGCATGCCTTTTAACATTATTGTATAATACTGGGCACCAGATCCCCGTTATCCGATCACTGACACCAATAGAGAAGTGCAAGGTGCTCACAGAATACAATCAACAAATTGAGTATGCAGATCAAGAGTTTAGCTCTGTATTAAAAGTGGTCAATGCACTACTACAAAATCCTAAGATAGATGCATTAGTTTCAAATCTCTACTTCACCACCAGACGTGTTCTATCAAACCTCAGATCATGTGATAAGGCTAGATCATATATTGAATATTTGTACACTGAGGACTTCGGAGAGAAAGAGGATACAGTACAATATGACATCATGACAACAAACGATATCATACTTACTCATGGTCTATTCACACAGATCGAAATATCTTATCAAGGGAATAGTCTCCATAAGTTCCTTACTCCGGATAACGCGCCTGGATCTTTGATCCCATTCTCTATTTCACCAAATTCACTTGCATGTGATCCTCTTCATCACTTGCTCAAGTCGGTCGGTACATCAAGCACAAGTTGGTACAAGTATGCAATCGCCTATGCAGTGTCTGAAAAGAGGTCAGCTCGATTAGGAGGGAGCTTGTACATTGGTGAAGGGAGCGGAAGTGTGATGACTTTACTCGAGTATCTTGAGCCATCTGTTGACATATTTTACAATTCACTCTTCTCAAATGGTATGAACCCACCACAACGAAATTATGGGCTTATGCCACTACAATTTGTGAATTCGGTGGTTTATAAGAACTTAACGGCTAAATCAGAATGTAAGCTAGGGTTTGTCCAGCAATTTAAACCGTTGTGGAGAGACATAGACATTGAGACTAATGTTACAGATCCATCATTTGTCAATTTTGCATTGAATGAAATCCCAATGCAATCATTAAAACGAGTAAATTGTGTTGTGGAATTTGACCGTGGTATGCCGATTGAACGGGTTATTCAGGGTTATACCCATATCTTACTTGTTGCTACTTACGGATTACAGCAAGATTCAATACTGTGGGTGAAGGTATATAGGACATCTGAAAAAGTATTTCAATTCTTACTGAGTGCCATGATCATGATCTTTGGTTATGTCAAAATCCACAGGAATGGTTATATGTCGACAAAGGAGGAAGAGTACATATTGATGTCTGACTGCAAGGAACCTGTAAACTATACAGCTGTCCCTAACATTCTTACACGTGTAAGTGATTTAGTGTCGAAGAATCTGAGTCTTATCCATCCAGAAGACCTCAGAAAAGTAAGGTGTGAAACAGATTCCCTGAATTTGAAGTGCAATCATATTTATGAGAAAATAATTGCCAGAAAAATTCCATTACAGGTATCATCAACTGATTCTTTGCTCCTCCAATTAGGCGGTGTTATCAACTCGGTGGGCTCAACTGATCCTAGAGAGGTTGCAACATTATCTTCTATTGAGTGTATGGACTATGTTGTCTCATCAATTGATTTGGCTATATTGGAGGCAAATATTGTAATCTCAGAGAGTGCTGGTCTTGACCTCGCTTTAATGTTAGGCCCATTCAACTTGAATAAGCTTAAGAAAATTGATACAATCCTTAAGTCAAGCACCTATCAGCTAATCCCGTACTGGTTGCGCTATGAGTACTCTATTAATCCGAGATCTTTGTCATTTCTAATCACTAAATTACAACAATGCCGAATTTCATGGTCAGATATGATCACGATTTCTGAATTTCGTAAGAAATCCAAGCGGCCTATATTTATCAAACGAGTAATAGGGAATCAACAGCTAAAATCATTCTTTAATGAAAGCTCAAGTATTGTTTTGACTCGGGCTGAAGTTAAAGTCTGTATAAAGTTCCTCGGTGCAATCATCAAGTTGAAATAATTTCTGCGATTTTAAAGGGGTGTAATGTTCTAATTTGCACTTGGAGTAATATAGCTTGTAATCATTCGATAGGGGATAGGATAATTTCTCTAACCTCTGAATCTATATCCCTAGAGTATAACAAATATATACATAATAAAAATGATTTTAAGAAAAAATCCGACACTCAAAGAAAATTGGTGCCTGTAATATTCTTCTTGCCAGATGATTGTGGAGTGTCTAGCCTAACTTAAAACAATCGTATTCGATAGGGAAGAATGGTATATAAAATAACTAATAAAAAAATGTATTAGTAAAAATTACCGTATTTCCTGTATTCCATTTCTGGT